AGCGGAGTCAGTGATTAACTGGAGAACGGGAACACACCCTATCTCTGGTGAACAAGTACTAACTCGATTTTTGACCAGATACTACACGCAGTCTTATGCTGAGAACGATTACCACCCCGATTACATCGATACCGTTTGTGACCATTACATCGGCAAAGATGGACTATTTTACATCGACATCTATGAGAAACAGTCTCAGAGTGGAGAAAACGTTAACTTTATTAACGGCGAACAACAAATTGACTATAGTGCGTTTGGCGCGGGCGGTAGAGCTGCTTCAGGCGATTCTGAATGGAAACTAAAATATCAGTATGATAACCTCCAAGCCAACGGCAAGAGAATAGACAGAATCCCTGCCTTCCCTCTGAATGGAAGCATCGAAGGCATTGAGCCCATGCTGATGCCGCTTATCGACCGTGAAGTTGCTCTATATAACAAGGTTTCTCGCCGAAACCACTTACTCTTAGGGTCTGCCACCTATACGCCTGTTGTGTTTTCAAATATGACAGATGATGACTTTGATGACATCGTAGATGCCGGGCTTGGCTCGTGGATTAAACTTGACCAAGATGACAAAATCCAAGCTTTAGAGACCCCTTCTAAAGCCCTCCGAGATATGGAAACAGCTATTAATTCCACAGTCTCCGAGATGGCACGAATGGGTATTCGAATGCTCTCACCTGAAAATGGCTCTGGTCGGGATTCTGGTGTTGCGTTAGAAATTCGTAATGCAGGGCAATCCGCAGTACTTGGTTCTTTGAGCACCAAGATTTCAGAACAGATGCGTAAAATTATTGTCTTCATGTTAAACTGGAGATATGACACAGATTACACAGTCATGGATATTGACTTTAATCTTACTGCAGATTTAAACCCTGCGCCACTTGGCTCTGATTGGCTCCGACTAGTTACCGAATGGTATCAAGCTGGGATTATCCCTCGTTCTACTTTCGTAGACATTGCTAAAGCCAATGACATTCTTCCAAGTAGCTACGATGACCTCGCTGGCATTTCAGAAATTCAAGAAGATGACCTGATTATGCCTATGGGCGTTGATGCTACGTCAATGGAAGATACCGTAAGAAACATAATGAACTCGGATGAGCCATCCCAAGAGGATGCGGCTGATACCGAGGCCCAGTAAGGGTTCGTCCTGAGTATGACATCTACTAAACTACTCCCACCCTCTACCCCCCTTTTATTGCTTTTTAGGAAGAATGATATGCCTAACTCCAACCCTTCTCCTACTGAAATAAGCGAAGATACTCAATTAACTTTAGACTTAAAAACTATAGGAATGATAATAGCCGCAGTTGTCTTTTTGTCAACTGGATACTTTACTTTAAAAAGTGACATAGAAACAGCCTCTGAAGAGTCTAAGAAAGTGTTAACTAAACTAGAATTCTCAATCAGCCAAGAAGCTGTTAAACAAATAGTACGAGAAACTCAACAACACATTAAAGATGGTCACACCACTCTGTTTTTACATCTAAGCGATAACATCGAAAAAGAAATCGAAAAAGCAGAAGAAAATATAATAACTGAAATTAGACGTTCTGAAGATAAAAAATAAACTAATCTAAGGAGTACATATGTCCTCCATCAACGACGATATTTTTGACCGATCAATTGACCACAGCGCAATGACGCGCTTGGCGGAAAACGGTATACAAAGCGATGTGCAAAGAATCATTAGACGCCACAAAGACCGCTTACGAAAAGGATTGTCGGTTAAAGGGACTAATGTAACATCTAAAGCAGCACTTAATAACACTATCAAGCCTGAAGTTTCCCGCTTTGTTAAAGAGCTTGACAGTTCAATGGGTGCTCAACTAAAAGAAATAGGGTTAGCTGAAGTTGACTTTACTACTAACAACCTAAACAAATCAATGTCCAAGTTTGCTATTATCAAACGACCTAATGCTGGGAAAATATTAGATGAAATCGTAGGTACTAACATCAAAGGCGATGGGACATTCAGCGCACGTATTAGAGGACTAGGTAGCTCAGAGCTTACCCGAATCCAAGGCGCAATCTCAAACGGCGTCTCGAAAGGTCTCACACAAAAACAGATTATTCGAGATGTTATCGGCACCACCAAATTAACTTCTGCTCAAGCAACCTCACTAGTGCGCACGGGAATTACCCGCACACAAACTGTGGCACAGCTTAGAACTTATGAAGGAAACAAAGAAATTCTAAAAGGCATGCGGTTTACCGCTGTCTTAGACAACAAAACCTCCGCAATATGCGCTCACCACGACGGTCAAGTCTACGATGTAGATGACCAAAAATTCGCACCTCCTCTTCATTGGAGATGCCGATCAACTCTTGTGCCCGTAGTTAAGTCTCATTCTGAGCTGCTAGAAGGCAAGAGCGATATTATAAAGAAAACAGTTTTAAACACATTAAAAGCACAGGGTGTAGCTCGTCTCAACGGTGCTTCTCCCAGTAAAGAAAATTATGGCACTTGGCTCAAGAAGCAATCACAAGATGTTAAACTCCGACACTTAGATGGAGATGCTATGAAAGTAGAGCTCTTTAACAAAGGTCAAATACCATTAAAGAACTTTACAAACCCTGAAGGAAAATCAATTTCTATAACAGCACTGCGCAGACTGGATAATAAGTCTACTGCAGTCGTTCCTACTAAACAGCGAGTTATCTCCGCAGCAGCATCTGCTACCTTACAAGTTCAAGCCCCAAATCCGCGTTCTCTAATAAGAAATGCAGCTAGGGAAGATGAACTTCGCACCTTTTTCAGAACAGAAGCTAATAATGTAAGCTCTAATCTTTCTGTGGTGGACTATCGAGGAACCTCTATTGTAGGTAAGCGAGCTAGCCGTCGTCGTTCTAACAATCAGTTTGATGAAAGAAACCAAGGCGCAGATCCTCTTACTGGAGAAGTTAAGTCTACTCTGGTATATAGTCCAGATTTCACAACTTTGCAGGAACGAATTGACTATCTAAAAGCATCTAAAACTCTATCGATAGATGAAAAGAACTTCATTGAGAGGTTTGCTATTTCATTAGAAAATGATGGGGTCTCTATAAACCAACAAACAGCAATAGTTGAAAACTTACGAGTAGTATTTGAACGCTTTGCGAGGGATAAGAAACCGTGGGAGAACTCTGTTGCGGTTATTCGTGCAGAACTTAAAAACTCTGTAGTTAACACTTCTAGGATATTAGACCGAAGATCTAGAGCTCGATCCAGCCAGTTTGCTAGCTTTAATGCAGGCACGAAGTCTGAGGCTTCAGTTCAAATCTTAGGCAGACATACTTCTTTTGACGATATTGCTGCTAGAACACTAACTAACCAGCGACTAGTAAGAGACTGGGATTCTACAGAAGGGCTTACATTAGCAAAAACGGCATACCTCAAAGGTAGAGCACCTATGGCTAGCTATTTCCCAAAGCCCTCAACTGCAACCCCTGAATTACCTAACGCTAGAAAGAATATTTTAAAACAAATAGAAAAGCTACCCTTTGGAAAAAGGCTAGCAAGAACACTTGAAGGTAAACCTAATGACTCACTACTGGCTGACTTCTTAAAAGATGGAAAAGAACAGTTAAGAAGAATTTTAGACCTAGAATGGACATATGCTTTACTTAGAGAAAATTACGTAAGAAAAGCTGTATTACCCAGTACAATTAGAAAAAGAGAAGTTGAACTGTCAAAGATTATGAAGTCTATTGCTACAGGAAAGTCCACTGACTATGATACGCTATCCATTAATATCGGAAAGCGATTATATGAAAACAATAAAAGTGACTTTGACATCTTCTTTTCTAAACCCGGTCTTCCAGAGTTTCATAGAGCAGGTTCTAAAATATTAGAAGGGCTTAAGGCCCAAGGAAAACTTAAAGTAGGCCTTCGAGGGACAACCCGAAGAGGTATTCTGGACTTAGACAGTGGACGACCCGAATTAGGTAGTTTTAAAGACACTATATCCAGAGAAGTAACAATTGTAGACCCCTCAATGCTCGCATTACAAAGAGCAAGCAGGGAATTAGTATACTCAAGAAGAATAGGTATTGTAAACCCAAGAGACCGAATCTATGCTCAAGTTGGAAGAAAAGACTATGTAGACGCCCGTGGCAGACCTACAGGTGAATCAGCCATTACTAGAAGGGCTGGTGCCAACTACGACACAGATTTAGTCGACCGTGATTTTGCAAATATGCTCAACCATGCAATGGACTCCGAATGGGAAGTAGATTCAGACTTCGCCAGTTTCTTTACTGACTTAGTTCATTTCAGAGACCCTAGAGGTAATGTAGCCAAGTTTGATGACCTTAACGGATTCCGTAAGATTATCTTAGCCCGTGGAGATGCTGGAGCCGGTTTAATTCAAACCGTCAAATGGCATTTACAAAGAGGCGGCACATTCCGAAACCCTGTTCAAATCGATGGACGAGGACGTGTTTATAGTGTTGGATACCTTCACCCCGCCGGTGGAGAGCTTATCCGTCCCTTTATTAACAGTGCACAACGTGTGGCATTCACTCCTGAGATACTATATGAAATGAAAATACAAATTGGCGCTCTCGTAGGAGAAGCCTCTACTGTATTAACAAACACAGGAAGAATAGCGGCATTTGAGGCCAATGAGAAAGCACTTCGAGAACTCGGAGAACTACTGCTTTCTAAAACTCAAAGACCGGCTAGACTTCGCTCTTTTCTGGAGCACCCGCTAGTTCAAGCCACAGAGGCTGACCATCTACCTAAGTTAGCTAGATTCGCATTAGAGTACACTCGCGTGTATAATCATACTAATGGAAATCTAAATAGCCCCTCACTGAAAACTTATTTTACAAGACTAACCAGTGAGAACGATGCATCAGCATCTGGAGCACAGCTAATCGCTATGTCCACAAGAAATATGCAGCTGGCACAAAACTCTAATGTAGTAGCCACCAACAGAAAGAATCGCTTATATGACTTAGTAGCAGAAGCTACAATGAGTGATATTCGCTTTAGACAAATTAACATCGCTAATGACTTAACCTTTGCTGATATGGCAAAGGCTGCAAAAGGCCAGAATATGGTTGCGTTAATTAAGGCGCAAGTAAAACTCTGTGAATTCAGGGAACACCTAAACAGGTAATGCTGTAGACAATCCTGAGCGAAGCCCGAAAGGGAACGTGCAACGACTATCCGAAAGGAGTACACTCAAGTGAGTGGAAGCGCAGAGCATTTAATTACAAATAAATGATGATATAGTCTGATCTATATGGAAACATATAGCAGGCATAGGAGAAATAGATGAATTACGAATTTCATTACGATGAACTCATAAACAAGTATGGTCAGAAAGAGAAACCAACAGGTTACTCTGAAAGACACCACATACTACCAAAGTCTATGGGCGGCACTGATGAAGATGACAACTTAGTATACCTTTCTTTAAGAGAACACGTACTGGCTCACCACTTGTTGTGGAGGATGCACAGGAACCCTTCTATGGCATTTGCCTTTACGATGATGAGTCGTAGAGCAGGCAAAGCCCCTGAAGAGATCCGAAAGGCACAGTCTTTAATAAACAAAGGAAGAAAGTTAAGTAATGAGCATAAAGAGAAGATTAGTCAATTCCATAAAGGCCTTAAAAAGCCTGAAGGGTTTGGTGAGAAACTCTCTGCTACCCTTAACGAAAAACACCACTTAGCTAAACAAGTTAAGGTTAACGGTGTTGTATACAAGTCATCTCGTAAAGCCGCTGAAGCACTTAATCTATCCCACAGGACAATTGGGAGAATGGTTAAGCGCGGAGACGCATTCTATCTTATGCCGGACGAGGCGTAACGCCCCTCGTTGAACATAATGTTTATGGCGCTGCTCGTGCTACACAAGCCGCCGCTATTGAAACCAAACTTGCTAAAGTATTAGCTAAGAAAGAGTACACTATTATCAGTGTTGCTGAAATTCGAAGTGTGAATAAAGCTATTGATGAAAAAATAAAAGCAGCACAAAGAGCCAATGCTCCTGCTGTTGAAAAGAGTCTTAGAGAATTAAAGGCTGAGTTAAATGAGATTGTGAACAACGGAGCGCCCATCGGGAACCGATTGATTGCTCAAGCTCGTGACTCTCATCCTGACGTCGAGGACTTCGTAAACAAATTAACCAATGTCCGCACGGGTCTAGTAGGCCCCAAACAATTCCAACAAATAGCAGCAATCATGAGTGAGAAGCTGGGCGAGATAGCCCCTATTACCGAACGATATGTTGAATTCTGGAAGGACGTTGCTAAAATCTACATCACTGAGTCTGAACGGGTTGATATCCCTTGGGTCACAGTAGATGGGAAAACTCTTTTCCAAAGATACCGACCGACTGTACAACATAGAATAGACTTTACTGACCCTGTAACGGGACGTAGAGTTGCTAATGTCTTTGAAGATACAACTACGGATGGTTCTTTGCAAGGAAAAGTGTCTATCATTGCCGCCCGTTTAGGGTTAGGTGTGAATGGTAACCATATGAATGATGCCACACTCGTGAGGCAGTTTCATTTATGGGGTAGGAAAAACAATGTTGCCACTGGTACAGTACATGACGCCTTCTTTACTAACATCGGTTATAGCCTTCGTGCTAAAGTCGCTCTTAGAAAGATTTATGCGGATGCTGTTGAAGGTGAAACAATGCTGAAAACTTTGCAGGCTATGAGAGCACGCGGGTTGTCAGAAGCTTCTTACCAGAGCCTTTTAAAGAGGGCAATTCGGGATGGTTTAATTAACCCTAAAAATCCCTTAACTTCAAAAGAAATATTAGCGCCGATACCTCCCGGTTGGGACTGGTACGGCATCGGTCCTTGAGGACTTGCTAATAACCTAACCAAAAATGTAGGCAATGTTTGCCCACATAACCCAAATTAACCCAAAGGTCCGTGACCAAGGAATAATACAATGTCTGAAGAAAATTTAAATAACGAAGAACAACAAACTGAAGCACCACAAGCTACTTCCGAAGAACTATCTCGTATGGTTCAAGCTCGAGTCGAAGAAGAACTTGCTGCTATTAAAGGCAAATTGAATGATGCATACGCATCACGAGATGACGCTGTTAAGAAAGCAGTTCAATTCGAAGAAGAGAAGAAGGCAGTTGAAATTGCACGTCTCGAAGAAGAAGGCAAGCACAAGGAAGCAGGCGACATTCGCTTGGCTGAACTAGCTGCAAAGCTGGAAGTAAGAGAAAAGCAAGTAACTGAACTAACCCGCGATAACGTTGTACGTGATGCGCTTAGGGGAATGGAATTTCGTAATGATACAGCCGCTGAGTTCGCATACCGCGATGTAGTTGGCCAGCTGGTTCAAGACGAAAATGGCCAGTGGGTTCATCGTACAGGCGCTTCAATTAAAGACTTCGCTGAAAGTTTTAAGAAAGACGAAGACAAAGACTTTTTGTTTAAACCCAAGCAATCTTCAGGAACAGGACAACAGCCTAACGCTGTTACTCAAGGCGCTTTTGACGCTAAGAAGTCTCTTACTGATATGAGCATGGACGAAATCATGGCTGCAGCCGCAGCTGGACACCTTGACGGTGGAAAAGATTGGCGCTAAGCTAATCATCAACTCTTAAATTAATATAAATTCCAAAGGAACACACAATGGCAATTTCCTCAGCCGCATTCGGCACACTTAACAAAGCAATCTCTGCTTACACTGACGAAGCTTACACTCGCGCAAAGAAACTGGTATCTACCGGGATCATGGGCAGCGATGCATCTATTAACCCAAATGGCGAAGACTTCATCGGTCAGATCCGCTTCTACAAGCCACTCGGCGGTTACGCTGTTGGCGGCGAGACCACCGAAGCACAATCTATTGCTGGTACCGCTGCTACCACTGTTAACGTTGCTTCTCAAGACGAGAACTACGGTGCTACTACTAACATCTCTACTAGCGTAGAAACTTACATCAAGACTGTTCGTACCCACGGTGCTAACGAGTACTTAGTACAAGAAGTTATCTCTAAGCAAGACGGCATGGCTAAGATTGCTCGTGATTTCTCTGAAACTCGTGCAGAAGACGAAGACCAAGCATTGCGTGCTTGTCTCACCGGTATTCGCGGTTCTGAATTAGCAGTAGGTAACGCTCTTCAAGCAGCTGCTGCTCCAAAGACTTTGTACAGCCAAGTATTCGCTGGGAACGCTGTTGACGGCAATCCTGCTAAAGCATTTGGTTATGTAGCTTCAAGCACTGACTCAATCGGTACTGGCGCTGGTCTTGAGAAGTTAGTTGACACCAGTGAAGCTATCCCCGGGAAGCGAGTAGAACACATCATCCGAGCTATGGGTGCATGGGCTGACTACGCTCCTTCTTTTGTCTACCTCGTAGTAGGCCCTGAAACTTACCTCGACATCAAAGTTGCCAACTTGGTTGACGACGAGCGTGTCACCGATGGTAACATTTCTTTCGAAACTATTCTGAGTGGTCAGGTACGAATCATCGTATCACGAAGCTTCTCTGCCGTAACAGCAGCTGTTAACGTAGCTTTAGGTTCTAACTCTACTTCACCTAAGACCTCTTACATGATGTTGCCCGGTTCTATGTTCATGAGCCAAGTTTCTGTTCCTAATCCTGTTGCTATGGATCGTAACGAAAACGTAGGTAGTGGTTCTGGTCGAACGACTGCTTGGTACCGTTGGGGCTATGTAATGCACCCACGTGGCTACACTTTTGCTGGCGCACAGACTGCTTTCGCTACTAACGCTGTTCTTGGCGCAGCTGCAAGCTGGACTCGTCAGTCTAACATCTTGAACCTCGGTATTCTCCCAATCTTCCACGTATAAACATAAGGAATTATCATGGCTCTCATAAAAGGCACTAACTCATATGTAAACCTGAATGAAGCCGATAATTACTTTGATGATCGTATTGATGCCACTGCTTGGACTCTAAATGAAGACAAGCAGGAGGCAGCTCTTATCACCGCTACTACTCTCCTAGAACAGGAAAGATGGCGTGGTATGACTACATCAAGTACAAGTTTAACGCTAAGCTGGCCCCGCTCTGGTAGCTGGGTTTCGCCAAGCAGAAATCAGGCTATGGCATTTAGTTCCACTTACGCTTTTCCAAGCGCTACAGAAAAAGAAACTACCCTTCCAATAGACATTCAACTGTTAAGAAAGGCGTGCTACGAGTTAGCATTGCACCTTCTTTCTAATGAAGGTATTGTAGGTAACACCGCTTCTGTAGTAAGTTTAAAAGCTGGACCTATTCAACTAGACACAATTAAAGCTGCTTCTATGATGCCCCGGTATATCCGAAGCATCTTTGCAGACATGTCTCTAGGCTATAATCAGAGACAGTGGGATGCTATCTAATGGCTTTCACTAAATTAATCCAAGACCAAGTAAAATCTGCTTTTTCAATTATTGGAGATTTAGCTACTGAAGTTACTTTAACTACTGCCGCAGGTACCAACTATTCTTTTGGTACTGGAACTGTAACGTCTACTACTTCTAGTAAAACCGTTAAGGCTATTATAGAAGAAAGTGTTAGACGCTCTAATCCACAAGACTTTGGCGTAGTAACTAAAATAGTATACATCCAAAGGATTGATTTACCAGACCCAACAAGCTATGATACTGTAACTATCGGCACTAAAGTGCATAAGATAGTTCAGTCACTCAAAGATGTTGCACTAGTAACTCTTACCGTAACGGAGGTTTAACATGGCTAAGTACGCTAATGTTCACGCCGATATAGAAGAAGTTTTTGCGAGTGCTGCATGGACGGCCACGGGTATTACAGCTATTCCCTCTAACTTCAACGTAATTGTTGGAACTACTGAATTTGTTAAAGTAGAAATACTACCTAGCAGTGTTCAACAAGGGTATGCTGATTTTGGTGTGAAAGGACAGGTTATAATTCAAATCTATCCTGAAGCTGGAACTGGTACAACACGCATGATGGCTATAGCAGACATACTTGACACACTACTTGAAACTAAAACTTTCATCAGAGGAACCCAAACGGGTTCTAGCGTTTTAAACGTAATCGGTACTGACACGGCAAATCCTGCCCTTTACCGAGCCGACTACACTGTCGGCTTCACCTTATATTAATATTGATCGGAGAATATCAATGACTCAATTATCCAAAATCTCAGCAGGTAAATTTACCTCCTTAGACTTTATTCCTAGTACCAGCACGGCAACCGCCCTAGCTGACGTTAGTGACCTAATGGTCACTGACTCTAATCAAAAATTAGTAACACTATCTACTGCAGCGGCTCCAATCCGTGAAGCCTTAGAAGCAGGCGTAAAGCACGTAGGAAATGTACGAGAATTTCCCTCGGTAGGTACTCCTGCTAACGTCGTAAACGTTCCTGTTTATGGCCAATCAACCTCTTCACAGGTAGCCGGGCAATCAGATGCTCCAAGCCTTGAATTTTCACTTAACTACGTTGCCAGCGAACACGCTTCATTGGATGCCTTGCGGAAAGCGGGTACGCGTTTGTTATTCAGAGTACGTATGACTGATTCCTCTACTTTATTAGCAGCTAGCGCGCCTAACCTTGGCGTACCTACAGCTTTTGTTAATGATGAGTTTTCTGACTTCTACTTTTTCGGCACTATTGCCTCTTTCGAAATCACAACTAACCTGACTGATGCAATCCAAGCTACTATCTCTTTGACAGTAGAAGGTGATTTCGTTGGACCTGCTTCCTTCACCGGAACAGGAACAGGTGAAGTTTACGTTTAAATAAATTAGGAGTCTTAAATGGCACACTTAACAAAAATTTCTGCTGGTAAATTTACCTCACTAGCATATGCTAATGCAGGCGCTCTCACCTCAGCATCAACCGATGCAGCTGTTGCAGCACTGTTCACCAGTAACACCTTTCCTACCACTGATGTTGCAGTCGAAACACTGGCTACTGTAGCTCCTTTGGCTGTCGGCGATGTTCGCGAATTCCCATCAGTAGGTACTCCTGCTAATGTCGTAAACGTTCCTGTTTATGGTCAATCAACCTCTTCACAGGTTGCTGGTCAATCAGACGCTCCGACTTTGGAATTCACTCTTAACTACGTTGCTAGCAAGCACGCTGCATTAGACGCATTACGTAAAGCCGGTACTAAACTTGCTTTCCGCGTACGTCTCGCAGATGCCACGCCAAGTACTACTACCCTTGGTGTAGCACGAAACAAGCGTACGGATGAGTTCTCTGACTTCTACTTCTTGGGAAGCATTGCTTCTTTTGAGATTTCAACTAACTTAACCGATGCAATCCAAGCCACTATCTCTTTGACGGTAGATGGCGATTTCCGTGGACCCCTCTCTTTGAGAGCTGGCGTAGTTACGGGTTACTTAGCACCTGCTTAAGTAGCACATTGGGCGAGGCTCTTCGGGGCCTCTGACCCTTCTATAGACGAGATAAATATAATGAATAAACCATTTGATAAAGCATTTGTGCTTCAAGCTACCATTCGCAATATGCACAAAGATATCGACTTCAGCTTGCGAAAGACTTTCGACCGATTTGAAGACTTTGAAGGTAACGAAGAAAAACGAATGGAAATTTTTGAAACGCTTAGCGTTCTAAACAAAATGCACAAGCTCCTTGACGAGTTTAGTGCCCACAACGAACACTTATTTGATAAAAAGGATACACAATAATGAAACAATTCGTAGGCAAGGTACACACCTCAAAAGTACCATTCATGGATGGCGAAGTAGAAGTCAAGAAACTCACAGTAGGTGATGTTAAAGCTATTGAAGCCAAGACCAAAGAAATTCAAGCTCGTGAAGAAGAAGACCAAGACCAATTAGAAATTCTGCGCTTTGTAATGCGTAGGTCCGTTGTTGGAGCAGAAGACTTAACGGACGAAGAGTTCGAAGGCTTCCCTATTTCTGAATTGACCTCTCTGTCTGAAAAAGTTATGGGTATCGCCCCTGCTGAAAAAGAGGGAAACGTATAACAGATGCTGACATGTGGATGTTTGAACTAGCTTTCAATCTTCAGATGCCAATGTATCAGTTAGAGGCTGAAATGCCACAAGAAGAACTATTAATGTGGGCCAAGTATTTTGAAGCCAGACCTGTAGGTTGGCGCGATGACCATAGAGCCGCAATGATTATTTCTTCAAGTGGAAACACAAAAGCAAAACCTCATCAGATATTTTCTAGCTTAGCTCAGATGCACAAATGGGAAGAAGAAAGACCAGACGAAGAAGTTATAAACCGGTCTTTGAAAACCTCTGTATTTGGAGCGATGTTAGAAACAGCACTAGAAGAAAAGAAAGGAGAATAAGATGGCAAGGATAAGTATTCGAGTAAACAATGTAAGCAAAGAGTTCAAGCGTTTAGAAGCTGAACTAATGAAAGAAGTAAATCTTGCCTTGCGTATCTCATCTTTTCAAGCATATGCAGCATTACAACTGGCAACCCCGGTGAAAACCGGGCGAGCTAGATCCTCGTGGAATCTATCTGCTTTTGCAAATACTTTCTCACAAGGTAATGGTTCTGTGGGGTTGTTACCTCCCCCGAGTTCCACTAAATTTGACACTTTGTATTTGTCTAACGGTGTTCCCTATATCACCGACCTAAATATGGGAAATTCACAACAAGCCCCTGCTCGATTTATCGAGAAAACCGTATCACGTTTCTTCAGCCCTAAAGGCGCTGTTGTAACAGTTAAATAATTCCCCGCCCTCGATGGTGTCTTCTACCTAGAATTGGTAGCCGATCCATCGGGGGTTTTTTAATTTAAGCAAATACAAGGATTAATATGAACTACCTACAAAGGTATAATAAGGAGAGCTAACTATGAGTATCGAGTTAGAAGTTAAATCGAACAGTCTACAAGCTCAAGCAGACCTCCGGAAACTAAACCGATCTGTAGACAAGATTAGTACCACTACCCAAAATGCCACTAAGACCCTCCAGCGCCTAGCGGTTGGAGCTACAGCAGCATTTGCGGCCATTGGTTCTGCGAGAGCTATCACAAACGTAACCGACTCCTACCGACGATTAGAAGCGCGTATCGCACTCGCCACCGATGGAATAGAAAATCAAGCTGCAGCATTTAAAAAGCTAAACGCTATTGCACTAGAGACCCGATCAAACCAAGAAGGCATTGCTGACCTTTATTCTCGTATTGCAAGAGCAACAAAAGTCTTAGGAATAGAACAAGCAGAAGTAATTAAAGTAACTCGTTCTATCTCTCAAGCAATTACCATTTCTGGTTCTTCAGCCGAATCCGCTAACTCTGCTATCGTACAGTTGGGTCAGGGTCTTGCTGCTGGAGCACTACGAGGACAAGAATTAAACTCCGTAATGGAACAGACCCCAGCCGTAGCGCAAGCAATTGCTAGAGGGATGGGCATTACTATTGGGCAACTCCGTGCGTTTGCCAATGAAGGCAAGCTAACCGCAGAGGCTGTTGTAAGCGCTTTATCCAGCCAGACTGAATCTATTGACAAAGAATTCGCACTTATACCTGTAACTTTTGCTCAGGCAACACAGGTACTGGGGACTGGCGTAGGTCGTATTGTAAATGAAATAGACAAAACATTAAACGTTACACGCAGACTTTCTTCTGGGATGCTTAACCTAGGTAGAAGCTTTAATGCTGCTGCCGAAGGTATTGGCGGTAATGTTGCTAACACTGCAAAAAGTCTTAGTAGTGTAAGTGCAGAATTTAGTAGAATATTCCAAGAAGTAAATAATCTAGCTGCTGCCTTTGTTTTCTTAGGTAAATCAATTTTAGAAAGAGCATTACCTACAGATGTTATATTAGCCTTTAAGGCTTTTACAGAAAACTTGAAAGCTGCTGCAGTAATTGTTAGTAGAATAGCAATACCTTTAGTACGGTTTGGTGACCTTCTTGAAATAGCAGCGCTTAATGTAGACCTGCTTGCAAGAAGTCTCCGTATTGGGCCGTTTGAAAGATTTGCTAGAAGCATTTCTTTTGGCGTATTTGACGCATTAGCCGGTTTACAGGCAAGGATCGCAGACACTACTTCCGCATTTAGTAGGTTTGGTGTTATCTTTTCTCGTAGTGTTGCTCGTAGTTTCGTAGGTGTTGAATTCAGCATTAGAAGAGCAAGTATAGAGTTTAGAAGATTTGGTGAAGAAGTAGGAGGAGTTCTTGGAATTCTTCCTCAACTTATAGCCGCTACTCTTACCGGGCTTTCAAACGCACTAGGACTTATCGGGGATATTATTCGCAAACCTTTCTTTGAAACTGTTGCATTACAATTTGCAGGGCTTTCTAGAATATTTGCTCGCTTTGGTGGTGAGGCGGCGCGTGCCTTCTCAGAAGCCTTTGTAAGCATTTTTGCGTTAGGCACTAGAGTTACAGGCGGTGATTTAAAAGGGTTGTTTAAATCTATTCTAGATTCCTTTGAATCCTTTAGTTTCAAACCTATAGTAGACGGTATAATTAGCACTTTTCGAAGTCTAACCTCAGTACTAGATGTATTATTTGGAGACCCCCTTAGTGATTATAAGTCAGGATTTGAGAAACTAGGGAGCAGTATTGTTAATGTTTTCTCTAGTGTAGGCAGTAGTATTAGCGACCTTGCAGAAAAGGCATTTCCCTCATTGTTTAGGTCTTTGAGTTTGACTGAGAGGTTAATAGCTGCCTTTCCCTCTGCTGCGAAAAAATTAGAAAAAGCTTTTAAAACTGTCGCATCAACTTTTAGAAAAACTGGCGAATCAATTGTTTCACTTTCAAAAGGAACTCTTAAAGAAGCATTAAATAACGTGCGTTCTTTCGGTGAAAAGATTATAGAAATCTTCCGAAAAATTTATATAGCAGTTATAGGTAATTCTTGGTGGACGGATACTATTGAAGGAGTTGTTTCTTTAAGTAATAAATTGTTTGGAGCAGAAAGTCGCGTAGGTAAATTTGCTAAAGCCATTATTAATCAATTTAAAAATATTGAAAACGCAGTTAAGTTTGGATTTGGAATAGCCATTAGCGCAGTAGTTTCCTCAATCCTCGGACCCCTTAGCTTTATAGTTAGCGCCGTTGGGCTCTTTGGTTTTGCTATTCAATCAGGGGCTACTTCTTTAAAAGAGTTAGGTAACTTCTCTGACAAGGCAACCATTAAACTGCGCTCTCTAACTAATGAATTTGACCTATTGTCAAGCTCTACAAAAGGCGCTAAAGCGTTGTTTAGTGATATAGGCAAATCTGGCGTTTTCGATACTTTAATTTTAGGCTTAAAAGGGCTTCAACAACTATTAATACCTCTTGGAACTATTTTAGCAGACACTTTTGGTTCTGCTATTTCTGGAGCTATATCTATAGCCCTCCTAGCTGCACTAGCACCTTTTGGTGTGTTTATCGGTATTGTTAGTACTATATTTAGTAGTGAATTACGTGGAGTCATAGATACCTTCCTTTCTACCTTTGGTACTAGCATCCAATCAGTACTAGCTGGATTTGCTAACAATGCAGGGATAATTGCAGAGAAGTTTGCCGAGGGTGTTATTAAACAAATTCCTCTTATACTTTCTACACTGGCTTCTATTGGAAGCGGTATTATTCGAGGTATTTTAGGTAGCCTTCCTCTTATTGGACCTGCGCTCTCTGGTGTTTTTTCTTTAATAAACACCTTAACACTCGGGCTAGCTGGTCTTTTTTCGGGTGGAGTACTGGCATTCTTGATTTTCGGAGGTAATCGTCGAGGCAAGGCGATAATGGCAACCGCCACTGTCATCTTTAATTTTATTAAAGGTCAAATGGTAGCCCTAGCCGCACAAAACGGTATTATGGATATTGCGCTGTTTGGGCGAGCTGGTGTTTCTTCATTAGTCGCCACAGCTAAATCCCTTATCGCAAGAGTGTTAGCCCCGTTGTACGCTGCTAAACTATCATTCTCTGTTGGAGGATTTGGAGCACTTGGTACATTCCTCTACGGAACAGGAACCTCTGTTGTTGCTGGTCTTACAGCTTTGCTTGCTAAAATTGGCAGTGTATTGGCAGGAGCAAGAGTAGCCTTTACCCTCGGTGGCATAGGTGCTCTCGAAAGCTTCTTCTTTGGAGTAGGCGGACCCGGTGTTCTCTTTGCTAAAATAACGGCATTTGTAGCTTCTACAATAGCATTTACTAAAGGCTTATTTGCCTCTGTTATTGCTACTACCCGTGGCCTCTTCTCTCGGCTCTTATTAGGAGCGGGAGGTCTTGCAGGCACAACTGCTGAGATTGGTACTGTTAGTGCCGTTGCTTCTTCTGCATTTGCTAGAATGAAAGCTAGCGTAGTCGGATCCTTCGGGAAAGGCGGCTTAATGCGAAAGCTTATGTTTGGTAGTATTGGCGCAGCCGCACTACTAACAGGCGTTGGAGCATTTGCTTCAGATGCGGGTGATTCAATGACTGGCGGTATATTAGCTAGTATTGGTCCATTCTTAGAGTTTGGCTTACTTGCTGTTGGTATCTTTGGTACCGCAGGCATTGCTGCCGCCTCAGCTAAAATACTTGCTGGAGTCGCGTTAGTTAGTGGTGGTATTTTAACCGCATTAACAGCTATTTTGGTTCATCCTGTATTTTTAACTATCGCAGCCATAGTTGCAGCAGCAACCGCTGTTGGCGCTCTTGGAGTTTACCTATTTGGTGTAGGAGACAGCTTTGGTGAAAAACTAAATAATGCTGGATTACAAGTAGCCAGTTTCTTTGGACTTGTAGATGCATTCGTAGCCAAGAGTGAAAGACAAGGAATCCTTGATGGTCTCTTAGGTGATTTTGAAATTCCCAACCTTGATAAGCTTAATGCTATTGGTGGGAAAATAGACTCGCCACAAGAAACACTAGGTGAATTAAGAGCAGTAGCGTTTACCTCAGATGAGTTTAAACGATTGCTCGATGCTTCATTAGAACTTCGTAAGGCTAATTTAGAACTCAAAGACGTTAATGTTAAAGGTTTTAATGGCCAGTCTAGATTACTAGATGCGCAACGAGCTGTTGTAGCTGCTACTCTGACCACTAATGATATCTTAAACGAAACTAAGGAACGACTTGCTGCACGCGGCGCTGAAGTTATCGGCGGTGATCGTAAAGGTTTTGCAGCTCCTGATACTAAAATATTAGAATCTGTAGTTGAAGTACTTGCTAAAGTAGGAGACTTCTTTGGTGGAGGCACTGCGCTTCAAGAAGCTGCTTCAAATGCTTCAGACATTGGTCGTGCCCAGCAGGGTGAGTTAACTCAGGATCAAAGTTCGTCTATTAATATTGGCTTAGATTCAATTGCAAGAGCACAAGAGGACTTTGATGTAGAAGTTGCTATTAAGTTTAGCACAGAAATTGCTGCATTAGAAGCACAACTTGCTGGAATTTCATCCCTTGATCTTAGTCTTGATGACCAAGCTATAGAAACTCAACAAATCACTGATGATTTACAAAAGGCTATTAGTGATGGCATAAGCAATGTAAACTATAAAGTCTTTCTTAAAGAAGCGGGTGAAGCATTTAAAGAAGTTGGGCTTTCTTTTTCTGGATTAGAATTAAGTTTAATTAGTCCTACTGATAGAGAAGAAATTAGAGCACTTGCCACTACCTACAACGATGCTGTTGAAGAACTTGGTAACTCTACTAACTCTACCTTAGAAGGAAATGCTCAAGCTCTTGCTGCGGCAAGAAGAGCCTTACTCACCGGTGTTGGAACTTCCTTTGATAAGCTCCAAAAAGTTCTTGGTGAAATTGACTCAGAAATATCAGGCGCACAATTCGCCAATATTGATGTTAGCAGCATTGAAGCCATAGAAACACTTTACGAAGAAATTGAAGTCACTAAGACTAAAATTACAGCATTAAACGGCAAAGAACTTGACACAGAGAAAGAGCTACGTGCTGAAAATGAAGGTCGTAAAGATGAGATCCAAGCTATTCTAGATAAAACTAGAGGATTAGCTGGGGTAATTGATGCGGCAGGTTTAAGCCAAAAGGCCCTACTTGGGCTTACTGCTGAACAAACAGTCGCATTAGCAGAATCTGAAGACAAAGTTAGAAGCATTAATAAAACAATTGCTGATATCGGTCCTGTTACTAATGAAAACGCGGAGACCTATCAGATAGAGTTAGAGAAGCTCAGAGCACAAAACAAGGTTAAGAGAGAACTTCTTGATAATAGCCGTGGTATTGCTCAAGTACTAGTAGATACAGGTATTGCACAAAGTAACTTGAATGGGTTTACCTTAGCTCAAGTTGCGGAAGCTACTAAGTACAAAGATCGCATTAGTGAAATCAAGGAAAACATTACAGAGCTTGGACCTGCTAATGAAGCAACCCTGCCTGCTCTTATAGAGCAAAATAGGCTTCTTCAAATAGAAGAAGATAAGCTAAAAGTAATTACAGATAGCAGACGAAGTATCGCCTCTCTTATTAGAGACGCAGGTATCAATCAAGCTACTTTGAACAACCTTAATGGCGTAGGTATTACATCTATACTTGAGCAAAGACAGGCATTAGCAGATGCTGAGTTAATCCTCACTCGACTAGGCCCTCTTACTGCGGATAATGCTGAAGAGTATGCGAAACAATCTAAGAATATCCAAATTATTAAACTTGGATTAGAAGATTCCTTTAAAGCAGCACGTTCTTACTCTGAAGTTCTTAGTAACGCAGGGGTAAGCCAGCAGGCAATAACCTTCCTTACTGATGAACAAACTCAGGCATTAACTGCCTCACAAGCAGCTATTGAAGCTTCTGAAAGAGCGCTTAAAAATCTTGGTTCTGAAAGTACAGTAAACTTAGATACTTACAGACAGCAGTTAGCTGTCCTTAAGGCTCAGAGAGAAGAACAGGAAGCCTTGTTAAGAGGAACTCGTGGTATTGCTCAGACTATTAAAGATTCTGGCTTAAACCAAGCTGAGTTCACTAGACTAACAAATGAGCAATTACTTGCTGTATTGGAAAGTCAACAGGCAACTGATGACATCGCTAAGTCTATCTCAAACCTTGGTCCTTTAACTGCAGAAACATTAGAAGCTTACAAGGAACAGACTCGGGAATTGTATGATCAAAAAGCCGCTACTGATGCTTTGATAAGAAGCACTAGAAACATTAGTGAAGTAGTAGGCGACCTTCGTAACATCGGGATTAATCTCGACCTAGTTGAGTTTTCTAAGCAGACTAAAGAAGTACAAGCACAGCTTTTACAATTACAAGAATCTGCACAAAATCAAGCGTTAATTATTGCTAACCCTAACTCTAGTGAAGCTGAAATATTAGCTGCTTCAAGAGCACAGGCAGAGTTAAATAAACAAGTAGACAACTTTAATGAGCTAATGGCTACATCAGCAGCAGCTAGTGAAACATTCCGTGATTCATTCTCTAGCGCTTTTTCTGATGTCCTTAGAGGCACTGAGAGCCTTGGTGATGCATTTAAGTCATTTATTGGCGACCTTGCCAGTTCTGTTGTTGATGCTGGTATCGCTAATTTCACTGATACTTTGTTTGGTAAAACAGATACAGATGGTGGATTGGATGACAAATTTGGGTCAGTTATAGGCGGATTTGGCGGAGCCATAGGCGGCGCTGCTCCTAATGGAACAGAGGCTGCACCTCTTACAGTTCGTTTAGTTTCAGGGGCAAAGGATGCGCTAAGCGGTTTATTAGGCGGTTCAGATAAGAAGGATGACTTAGGCAGTGGTATTGCTGACAAGGCGGCTGCCCTAGTGGGCGGAAAAGACCCTGCGTCTGCGGCTGCTGAAGGTCTTACCAAGTTAACAGAGTCTACTACGCAGGCTAACGGCGGTATACTTGGCTGGGCTAGTAATTTAGTGCAGCAGATTGCTTCCTTCCTTGGTTTCAACGTTGCTACTACTACTGCTGCCTCTGCCAACACTAGCGCAGCTATCGCTACTACGGCAACTACTGCCGCTGTAACTACACTGGCTACATCCGCTACTGCGGCTGCTATTGCGCTTCAAGCTGCCGCTGCTGCCGCTAGTGCAGATGCTGCTGCTGGCATCTTCGGCTTCGCTACAGGTGGGCCAGTTAGAGGCGCAGGTACATCTACTTCTGATTCTATCCCTGCTTATTTAAGCAATGGTGAATATGTTATTAATGCTAAGGCAACTAAAGCTAACAAGCCTATTCTTGATGCTATTAACAGCAACAGAGATATTCGCAAGTTTGCCACCGGTGGACCAGTAAACATTAAGGCTGGCGAAGCAATGGCAAGAGAAGCTTCAAGTAATCGTAGAGCCGCTGGTGCTACTACCAACAATGCTAACATTACCTTCCAAGTTACGGGAGATGTAACAGAGGCAACTCGTAGGAGCGTAAGAGAAATGTCACAAGAGATAACTACTACCGTTCAAGCGGGATTCCAAGAAAGAGGTGTTTTAAATGGATAACAAAGCTAAATCAATTAAATGGGAGGTAAAATGAAATTTCAAGGACTTGAATATACAACTCCAATTACTATTGACAGCAGAAACAGGGTCTCTAGAAGTGAGACCTTGAACCTTAAAACTCAAGCAGTAGATAACGGGTCTCAGAGATGGGATCTTAGTATTGGGTTAGCGCCTAACAATAATAAAAAAGACCTAGAAGCCACGGCTGTGTATGATCCCCTCTCTGCTAATAGAGCGGGTGCCGCATTGGCAGCACATAGGGCCATTAATGGTCTTCACAGAGCGTTTAAAATAGAAATGCCTCAACATCTGGGCATAGAGGCCACGGGAGTAACCACAAGTCTTAGGGCTGTGGTTACTTCGGCCACTGTTAATTTTTCCAATTCTGGAAGTCTAGTTATTAAGAATGTATCAGGACCAGAGGTGGTTCTCCCCGCTGGCCTGTTTATTACTATAGGTTCGCCGGGCGGAACTCCTTCTGCCTCTGATAAAGTCTATATGGTGGTTACAGAAACTACAATTGCAGCAAATGAGAGCACAGGTACTTCTGTACCCTTGTTCCCTAATCTAATAGCTCCAGTAGGTGCTGTAGAAAAAGTAGTTAATGTTAGACCTCAGATTTTTGTTTATTATGCACTTGATGGTGTAGACGGCGTAAGCTATGTAGATGGCATCATGGTATCATCTACTATTAATGTAATTGAGGCCCTCGTTTGAGGGTCTCGGGTTCTTATTATAAGGAATATAATGAAAAATACAGATAAGTTGAAAGATAAAGGTAAGATACTTTACCTTGACGATGACTTTGGTATCTCCTTTCAAGACATAAACGGTCTTGCTATGTGCCATTGCGAAGTAAATAAATGGTCTCCTGATATTGCTAGAAGATGTAGAATGCAGATAGATAAGCTCCAAAGGGAGTATCAGAGAGATGCGTATGGTGTAGCGCGGAGAGATGACCTCAAACACCACAAATTTTTAAAACGAATGGGCTTTCAGTTCTTTCGTAACAAATGGATCCTCGATGAGGATAACAATGATTTAATTATACAAGTATGGGAGAAGAAAAATGATCTCAATAGGTAATGAGTTAAGAGCAGCTATTGAAGCGTATGATATTACGGCAATTAGCTTTCTCACTATCCAATATACCCTTGACCCTAATACAAACACGAGAGTAACAGACGGTTCTCAGTTTGTACATATTACAGAAGCACCTAGGGACATTACTCACGGCGGCGTAACTTATCTCTCTTCGCAGAATCTAGCAGGATTGAGTACTCCAGATGTACAAAACTCTGTATCTAGAGATAATTACGGGGTATCCTTCACGGATAACGACGCAGCAATTCGACGGCGCTTTGTTACCGATGGTCCTACTGGAACAGGCCTTATTGTTCAATTAGGATTTTTAAACTCTAGTGATGAGCTAATTAACGAGTTGCTTAATGTGTATTCCGGTCAATCTTCTTCAGTAATTTACTCCCCTAAAGGAGAGGGTTTTGTAACTGAAGTATCATTTACCGGCCAGCTTACTCAACTAAGTGGAGTTAATTCAGTTCTAACTACTCCTGAAAGCTATGCTCAATTTCTGCCTTCAGCAACCGATCACAGTTTTAAATATTCACATTCAGCTGTAAACGATAAATCAATTAAATGGGGGCGTAAATAAGGTGGGCATAGAATCATTAATTATTTTTGCTATTAGTACAGCTATTAGCGTAGTTTCAGCAGTGGCAGCAAAGAAAAAAGCAGCAGCAGCACGAGATGCCTCTTTAGGCCAAGACGTGCGTCCTTCTGATTCCGCTGAGCCACTAGACGTCCACTACGGTTTCACCGGCACTAGCGGCACTCAAGTGTTCGTTGCTACTCGACAAAAATTTGAACTCAAAGGAAACGGTCAAGCATTACCTCGGCTTAGTAGACTAAATGTAAGCAATAAAGGTAAGAGAAATGAATTTTTACTAAGCCAACGAGTAATTGGCATAGGTGAAATCGAAGACATTGTAGATATGTGGATAGACGATCAAGAATCTACTTCAGAGTTTATGAGAAATTATACATATGCGGAATGGCAGACAGGTACAGCTTCTACGATGGCTACTGCCTTTAACGCAAAAAGAACCGTTAATGACGAATTTAAAAACATAACCTATGCCTCTAACGTCTTTAAATTAAACAGAGATGATCCTCAATTCTCTGGAGCACCTACTCCCTTTTATTTCTTAAAGGGTAATAAGATTAAAGATATTACTGCGGCTAATGAACTTACAACCACCCGAACATATAGTGCTAACTTAGCATTAGTAATCCTAGACTACGTTACATCCACTGAATATGGCCCCGGCTGGGATGCCTCGGATTTAGATTTAGAATCTTTTAAGATTGCTAGAGATATTTGCGATGAGGTAGTTAGTGGAGCTGATATTGATTCTTCCCTTGACGGAAGCACTTTGTATCCCTACAGATGGCTAGACCCGGCAACCGGTATACTCTATGCTAAGTATACTGTTGGATACACATTAGTCATTAATGGTGTTGGTATGAGAAGCGTTAATCCATTTAGCTCAAGTGGAACTACTCCTGTTTTAAATATGGGAGCGCTAAAACGGTACCAGTTTAACGGATCACTATCTACTGGAGCTACACACAGAGACAATATTGGAACTATGTTAGCAGTAGCACCCGGCATTGAGTTCTTTAGGAGCCCAACCGGCCAATGGAAGCTTGTAGTACCTAACTCAATTACTTCTGAGCAATCACAGGCGGGCACTAACTTAATTGATGATTCTCAGTTAATTACTGCTATAACCATTAGCTATCCAGACGCTACCAACAGGCTTAACCAACTAGACATTAGATTCCCTAGTGTCAATCTTGACCTCGCTGATTCAACTGTTACGTTTCCCGAGACAAGCACAGATGCCGCAAGCGACTACAAAGTGCTATTATCTGAAGACAACGAAGTTCCATTAAAAGAGCTTCAAGACATTAGAGGCATCGTAGACAAGTATCACGCTAAATCCTTAGCTGGAAACAAGATTGCGCAGAGCAGACGCCCTATCTATTCTTTTACCGTAAGACCCGCAGGGTTCTTGTATGAGCCGGGTGATATTGTTGAGGTTTATGATGAAGCCTCTTCAGTCGGACACGCAACAGATAATGCTCAACGTACCTATATTAAAATTGTTGAAACTAAAGTTACCGCAAACCTATCGGTTCAATTAAAAGGTATTGAATTTCACAATGAAGATTACGGATGGCGTTTTGACCTGCTAGAAACAGTCTCTAATAGAGATGACATTACAGCCGCTGTAAACCCTCCTATTATTTTACCGGTTACATTTGCTGACAGAAAGTTTACTATTTCTTGGGATCCTAACGCAGAAGAAGATGCAACCGTAAACTCCTATATTGTAGAAGCTTACGTAAAGACAGGAGCCACTGCTGGCCAGCCTCCTACTAACGCTGACATTGGGTGGACAGAAATTGCCCAAGTAAGAAGTGACGGTCGTGAAACAACAGACGGAAATTATATTCCCTATGTTGCGTTTAGCACTCCCGGAGAAGGAGCCGCAACTTATTACTATAGAGTAAGAGCAAAGACTTCAGACGGCAGAGTTACACCGTTAGTAGCGGGTGTACCTGCCGCAACTCCAGCGGTGCCGGGTATTGCAAGTTTGGCAATTACTGCTTCGGACTTATTAAATATCACAGTAGCCTTTGAAACTCCTGCTATCTCCTTTGGACAGACCAATAGTGGATTTAATCCTACAAATATAGTTGGAAAGCTAGAAGTCAGAGCAGGTAGTGGTTTGACTCTTGAAACAAGAACAAATGCTGCTACATTAACTGTAGGAGGTACTTGGCGAGTAATCTCTAGTGCTGCTAACGTTGGTACTGCTAATGCTAACATTGTTGATGTGGCTTTTTCAGCGGGTACAAATAACTACGAGTTTACAATAACTCCTGATGTTTCTCTTCAAATAGCAGGGAACATTACTGTAACCATAGAGTATCTTGCATTTGCAGCTGTTACTCCTGTTAGTCTTACTCGGGTTATTTCTGTACTTTATGCAGCTGCGGGTACTTCTGGTGAGGGAGGAGTAAGTGCAACACTAAGCCCTGCTGCTGTTACAATCCCTACAGCTGCAGATGGAACTTTTATTAGCCCAGATCCAGTAACTACTGATGTTAGTGTAAGTATAGGATCTCAGCAATTAAGTGAAGTACCTAGTACAAGCACTCTTGCGGATGATCAATTTAAATACGTTATTGTTGCTAACCCTAATATATCAGGTGGGCAAAGTTTTGGGAATGATACATTCCTTCCTAACACTGCTGCTACTATAGCATATGATGCGGGTGCAAGAGGTACCGGTCCAACGACTGCAGGTAGCACTCTTTCAGTGGTAAAAGGGCAAGCAAATGCACCCGATAACGGGGCATCTTTGATCTACTTCTTTAATGGAACAGGTCAAACTATTGACACAAATACTTTCCCTTTTGTTCCTGTTAATAATAGTGCTTTAGCTTCAGATGCGCCCACAAGAATATGGATGACTGACCATGCACCTACCCTAGCTGCAAGTGCAGACCTAAAGGCGGTAGTAGACAAAATTAACACAGGAGCTCCGATTAACTTTGTTATAGCTGGAATAAATCTGGATTATACGTACCGGTTTACAGCAGTAGCAAGTTTAGTAGGGGTAGCTCTCAATCCAGATGGTAGTCAAAGATCTCCCGGATCCCCCGGAAATGTGTATAACCTTAGTGCCGCCTCCCGCATAACCGCAATTTCGACGACTGGGACTCCAGATGTCTTTGGTCGCGTCTATCTTACAGTAGATGGTGTACCGACAGATATTACTGGTATTACTGGTAATTCTGCTAATAGAGAATTTGATATTAGTTATAGAAAAGCCGGAATTACAAATACAATTTTGCGTTCCCAGTCTATTTCTAAATCCGTAACGGGTGCTGAAGGTAATGAAGGCGTTGGTATTGAGTATGTATTTCAGGCTACTAATTCTGAAACAGCCCCAACTAACCCTCTAAACACTGCACTTTACGACCAACCTACAGCTCCTTGGACTGATGGCGCACCTACCCTAACGGCACTTCTCCCTTATTTGTGGAGAACTACAAGAAAGGTATTAGGAGCTCCTACAACAGGAGATTCACCTCCTGCAACAGCCCCTCTTTGGGGTGATTGGGCTACTCCAACTATTGAAGGCCGCTTTGGTGGCGATGGTCTTACACTAGACTCAGTAGTAACCCCCGGAGTAGTACACTTAACCGCTGATGCTAGTGGAGTAGTTGCTGGTGCTACAGTAACTGCCGCAGCTAATGCTACTGCGGTTACCGTATCTTCTGATGGCGTTAGTCTACAAGAAGTAGGGCCAACTGTAGCTTTAACAGCGGGTAAGTTTAGGGTCCGTAATATTATTAATGACCCTACTGCTGCTTTTATTGGAGGCAGCACTACTACTACTGCTTCTCTTGTAGGAAGTATTCCTAGTGCTGGCGCTGAACCCTCTAGTACTACTAACCAAGTGCGTTGGAGAAACGACGCCAATGTATTTAGTACTGCTGCAGACTTATTCGGTAGCCCAGCTAACCCTACCGTTGTGAATTACTCAATAGGCGAAAGTGAAGGTGAAGGCCGTCTCGGTAGAATCTATTCTTATAGAGATCAGCCTACTTCTAATTTTAGCACTGGATTTATGGATTTTAGATGGGCAGGTGGATTTAACTCTCCTACCTCTGGTACAGCATCGGTATTAGCCCAAATAGCCTTTATGAAGACTGTGTTTGTACCAGGTACTACTTTTGAGATGGTAGTACAAGCTCAAAATAGCAGTAACAGAAGAGGAACTGTGACCTGCCTAGTAGAAGATATATTAGCACTAGATGGTAATACTCTTCCTACTCCTAGAAACGAGTCAGTAATTTGTGCGCAGTTTTCTATAAGTGCCTTCGCCCCTACCCCAGATGCCACTAATAGTGGTTCTATCACTAGCGTAGAGTCAATAAGCGCTACAGTCACGGCAACAACCTTTACTCCTCCTACTGGGTTTTCTAGCACAATAGATAGCGCAATAAGGACTTTTGAGATTGAAGCCCTCCCTGTAGGGAGCCCTAATGGCACTATTTTTGATTTAAGCAGAACCCAAACATGGTCCAAGTCTATAGAGGGTACAGCGGGTGCCGCTGGCTCTGAGGGTGTTGGTATTGAGTATGTGTTCCAAGCTACAAATAGTAACACAGCTCCAACCAGCCCCTTAAACACTTCACCCTATGATACCCCTACAAGCCCTTGGACTGATGGAGCCCCTGCCCTTACTTCTGCCCTCCCTAATTTATGGAGAACTACAAGAAAGGTATTAGGAGCCCCAGCAGCAGGAGCTGTTCCCCCTACAGTAGCACCCTTATGGGGTGATTGGGCTACTCCAACTATTGAAGGCCGCTTTGGGGATGATGGGGATACCTTAGACGTTAATGTGACCCCTGCTTCCATAGTATTAGCAGCGGACTCTTCGGGCAACGTAGCAACCAATACCGGCGGTATTCCTGACACTGACACTGTTGTTTCAGTGTCTGCTAATGGCACAGCTTTAGCTGAGAAAGCGTCAGGGGCAACCCTTGCTGGTGGAGACTTCAAATACACTGTGGCCGATAGTGCAGCTGGGGTTCTTACTGAATCTGAAGTAGCCGCCGGCGCAATAACTTCTGAGCCTACAAGTTTTTCCACCCAAAGTTACAATCCTCTACAACCTTCATCTAATAGCAGCGCCCTGTTTCAATTTACCACCGCTGCTTCTAACTTTGATCTACCTACAATGGCTAGCATTTTGGCTAATACCGGGGGTACTTCGTATTCCCTAGATTTTAAAGTTTGGGTTGATGCGGCAGGTGTTCCTACTTTAGACACATCTTCAAGTACTGCTAGGCAAACAATTGCCAGACTTTTCTTTGATTCGTTTTTTGTCACGGGTAAGAGCCTAGAAGTGGTTTTCTCGGGTGATTCTCTTTCCGGTATTACAAGACAGCGGGTTAGACATAAGTGCATTGTCGGTACAGTGCAAAGAGTCGAAGTAACTAGAAACAACCTAGGGCCTACGGGTTCTGTAGGTGAAGACTCGCTACGCTTTACTTTAACCCCTTCAGGAACGGGTGTTAGTATAGGATCTAGAACCCCGGATAGTGCCGTAGTCAGAAGGCTCCGTTCAGTACAAGGGCTCACAACCTTTATAACAGGTTTTGCTGATGGTAATGCATCATTGAGCCGAATTTATACTGTAGTATCAAAAACGAGTTCGACCGCTGCTGAAATTACTACCACTAAGACTCAAGTAATTTCTAAATCTTCAGCTGGTTCTGGCGGGGTGGATGTTTCTATAACCCCTTCTGCTTTAACTATACCTGCTGATAGTGCTGGAGTTATTTCTTCTACTAACTTAGGTACTGCCTTTACGGTAACATCAAGCACTAATGTTTTTACACAGGTGGCTTCCGGTACTACCCTTGCTGCTAATGAGTTTAAAGTAGGAACCCCTACTGATAGCGCAGTTGTAACAGGCGGGGTTTACGGTGCTACTGGTGGAAATTATGTTGAAACTCAAAATGGTACTAGCCTTATACCCGGAACTACTGGGAATGACGGACTTATGTATATAATTATGTCTAACCTAGACGGTACTTCAGAGGAAGCGTGGGATGCTGGGTTAGCCAGAGATCCTACTAAAAAGATAAGTAAGCTACGAGTATCTCGCAACACCCCTGTTCCGGGTTCTCCTTCAGACCAGCTCATTACACAGTTAGACATAGGTGGCACTCAAACACTTGAGATAACAGTGTCCGATAATGATGGAAATTTAGTCGAATGGCAGGGCACTATAGGTACAGGAGTAGATGGTACTTCAGGTCTGTCCTCATTTAGAACATACGTTATTACTGACTATCTCCAAACGGGCAATCCGCCAATAAGCTTCGCCAATGCGTCGAAACTAAGGGTTATATCAGGTTTTGGAACTACAGCTCTAACTGCTTTTGTAGGAGACTCAGTAACCAGAACATACCCTGTCACTTACAAGCAAGATAGTAACAGTGATGTTACAGTTAACAAAATCCAATCACTTTCTAAAGCATTAGCTGGTAATCAGGGAGCTCAAGGGCTTCCGGGATTAATTAGTTGGGTATCAGGAACTAACTATGCTGTAGGTAGTCTTGTAGTTTCTTTACCTACTTCCACAACCTCGGCAGGCACCTTTTATTGTAAAACAGCAGTAACAAGCAGCCCCGACAACACTACTAGGCCCGAGAATCTTGCTGCTAATTGGCAACAAATCAGTGCAGCATTTCCATAATACAAATAAACAAGGGGTCCGTGTGACCCCTTAGTTTACTCATACTAAACAAGGAGATAATATTTATGCGACAATCACTATATATCATAGATGACTTTTATGAAAATCCAGACCAAGTGCGAGAACAAGCACTAAAGATGCGCTACTTTAAAGCAGGACACGGAAACTATCCCGGAGTCAGAACTGATCCCGTTAGTCCCCACGACTCTGAAGTAACAAAAAATTACATTCAAAACCATATTTTAAAAGAACAGATTACTTGGTGGCCCAGTGAAGCTAACACAGCCTTTCAGTACACGATTGAAACAGATACATCTTGGATTCACCACGATGCTACCACTTGGGCAGCTGTGTGTTATTTAACCCCTAACGCAGAGAAGGAAGCTGGAACAGCAATCTTTCGGCATAAGGAGACAGGGACACACTGGTGGAACCCTGATGACGACTCTACGGACTTTAACCAGTCTAAGGGTCTCGGTAATCCTATGAACAACGACTTGTGGGAGACTATCACAGAGGTCAGTAATGTCTACAACAGATTAGTTCTTTACAGAGGCAATATGTATCATAGCTCTATGAAGCCCGGATTCGGGGATTGTTTAGAGAACGGTAGATTGTTTCAAACATTTTTCTTTAACACAGCAGGTGATCTTAAGTGAAGATACTGTTGACACTCTTGACCTCTAGTGATCTTCCAAGATTAAAAAGATTAATCGGTTCAGTGTTAGGTTTGAACTCTGTGAAAGAGATTGAACTTAAAACAATAATAGTGTTAAACACTTTAAACGAAGAGTATGCACAAGAAGTCTTTAGTGCTGATTTACCATTTCACATTGTAAGAACAGAAAGTGATGGTAAACCCGGAAAGGGTAAGAACTCTTGTTTAGACTTGTTTTTAGAAACAGACTTTGACTTTATAAGTCAGATAGATGGCGATGATTTTCTTTATCCCACATATCTAGAGTCTTTGTACAATCACATAAGCCACTTCCCTTGCATAGATGTCCTCGGTGTTATCCCGATTGACTTCATTAGCAATGGGAAAGCCGCAGGCCACCTCTTTAATATCCACAACGGATCAGAGGTGGGCGTTTGGGGCTGTAGTGTAGTTCCCCCGTCTAGAGAGTCTGGCCCCGGCTTGTCTCACATATGGACAGAGGAGCTTCCACCTTCTTCTGATTTCATTATTTTACAGAGTAAGAAATCGGCTATCATAAAGATGCACGAGGACATTCCTGTCGGTGAAGATCACTTGTACACGTATCAGTTATTAGCAGAGCACCAGAAAGGTAATCTTTGTTATTTTCAAACTATGTCTAGTGACCTTTATGTTATTGATAGGAACACTGAGTCTTCAATACAAGATCAGTACCCTCAAAAGGACTATGTAGAACAGCTTCGTAAGCTCTCTCTTAACTACGTAAACAAAAGCAGAAGTAGTGCTAAAGAATTGCCAATCATGTACAAAGAGTTGTTATTGACTCAGTACCAAAAAGAAGATTTTATAAAGAGTATAACGAAGGAGTACGCGGAATGAGAGAAGAACCTATTATGATGGTGTTTGATAATTTCTTTCACGACCCCGACGCCATAAGATCCGAGGTGTTAACAAGAGATTTCGGTGATGGAGGCAGCAACTTTCCTTCTCAGAAGGCAGAGCCTGAACCTCCTCACTACCAATTACATATTAAAAAACATATAGAAGATAGAATACTTGGAAGACCTATTACCTACTGGGAAAAGAGCTACAACACTTGTTGGCAATACTCAGTAAAAGGTCAGAATCAACCTGTTCATCACGATCACGGCAAGTATGTCGCTATTGTGTATTTAACTCCTGATGCTCCGGTATCAGCAGGAACAGGTCTATACCGACATAAAGAAACAGGTATTTCAGTATGGGACGAAAACGACCCTACTACCGACCATAATGCCCTGAACACAGGTCCAGACGAAACCACTTGGGAACAGGTAGCTTTCTTTGGAAACGTCTACAACCGATTAATTGTCTTTAATGCCCAGCATTATCACAAAGGCAGTGGCACATTCGGTTCTAATAAGGAAGATGGCAGATTATACTGTACATTTTTCTTTTCATAACACAATCTCAATGCGGCCTGTCCTTAGACAGCGCAAACATCCTATAGGAGTTTAACAATGAGAATTTCAGGAATAGAAAATTATATTGGAGGTGCTGATAACGTAAAGGCACTCTCTTTAATTCAAGGCGAACAAAGAGTATTAAGTGGCCAAATCTTAAACGCAGATGGAACCGCAATGGATATCACGAACTTTGGCATTGTTGCTAAAGTAGATTTTTACCTCGCAGATGTAACAACTACATCCCGGTCTATGTCGATATCTAACCTAACCCCTACTGCTGTTCCCAAAACACATACTATCAACGGTGTAAAAACTGATACCGCAAAAGGTGAATTTACAATTACAGTCCCCAAGGACTTTTATGTAACTCCTGCTAATGAACAAATTGCAATTAATACAGACTTAGCAGTCGATGTACCTTTAGGAGTTATGTACATAGACTACGATATAGATACAACTTCCGCAGATTCCGCAATTAGAGCCAGTCGTATGGTTTTAGTTATGAGACGCGGCTCACCTTCTGTAGGATTATAACTTATGTCAGATTTTATTGTTAACCTCGAACAAGATACATTTGAAGTATCGTTCCAAGAAACCGGTACTCAAGGCTTAATTGGTCTTCAAGGAGACATTGGTCTTCAAGGAGAAATTGGTCTTCAAGGTCTTATTGGTCTTCAAGGTCTTATTGGTCTCCAAGGTCTTATTGGCCTTCAGGGCATCGGCCTTCAAGGTCTTATTGGGCTACAAGGTGATCAAGGAGACATTGGTCTTCAAGGTCTTATTGGCCTTCAGGGCATCGGCCTTCAAGGTCTTCAAGGAGCACAAGGATTTAATACAGCTGTTATTTACGCATACAAGCGATCTGCTACAGCAGTTACTTCACCCCCTTTTCGTGACCGTGTTTGGACCTTTTCTACCGCATCCTTTGACAGTAATGTTTTAGGAGACGGATGGATACCTACAATTCCCGCAGGAACTGGTGACCTTTACATATCTGTAGCTATCGCTAGATCCACAGCAGCTTCAGTATTAATTGACTCTGAGAATGGGTGGACTTCCCCTCAGCTACTGTCTGAAACAGGATTAATAGGTCTTCAGGGTCTTATTGGCCTTCAAGGAGACATCGGTCTTCAGGGTGATCAAGGTCTTCAAGGAGAAATTGGGCTACAAGGTCTTCAGGGTGATCAAGGAGACATTGGTCTTCAAGGAGAAATTGGTCTTCAAGGTCTTATTGGTCTCCAAGGTCTTATTGGTCTTCAAGGTCTTATTGGCCTTCAGGGCATCGGCCTTCAAGGTCTTATTGGGCTACAAGGTGATCAAGGAGACATTGGTCTTCAGGGTCTTATTGGGCTACAAGGTGATCAAGGTCTTATTGGGCTACAAGGTGATCAAGGCCTTATTGGGCTACAAGGTGATCAAGGAGACATTGGGCTACAAGGTCTTATTGGGCTACAAGGTGATCAAGGTCTTATTGGGCTACAAGGTGATCAAGGTCTTATTGGGCTACAAGGTGGTCAAGGTCTTATTGGGCTACAAGGTGATCAAGGAGACATTGGGCTACAAGGTGATCAAGGTCTTATTGGGCTACAAGGTCTTATTGGGCTACAAGGTGATCAAGGTCTTATTGGGCTACAAGGTAATCAAGGTCTTATTGGGCTACAAGGTCTTATTGGGCTACAAGGTGATCAAGGTCTTATTGGTCTTCAAGGTGATCAAGGTCTTATTGGGCTACAAGGTAATCAAGGTCTTATTGGTCTTCAAGGTCTTATTGGGCTACAAGGTGATCAAGGAGACATTGGCCTTCAAGGAGACATCGGTCTTCAAGGTCTTCAAGGTCTTATTGGTCTTCAGGGTCTTCAAGGGGATCCCGCAGCAGTTGCTGCAGGTACAAACATCTCAATAGCAGAAGCTGCTGGTATTTCTACTATCAGTGTGATAGACTCACCTATCTTTAGTGATACAGTTGAAGCACCTTTGTTTAGTGGTAACCTTAACGGTGCTCAACAATTTCCAGCACAAGCTGGAGAGGCCTTAACAAAAGGTGACGCTCTGTACATCTCTGGTATTAGTGGTAACAAACCCGTGGTTATGAAAGCGGATGCTAATGATGCGTCTAAGATGCCTGCCTTTGGTTTAGCCGATGCTACAGTAAGTCTTAATGCTTCTGTTAATTGCATTACTTATGGACAGCTTCCAAATCTTGACACTTCAACTTTTTCACTAGGCGACTCATTGTACATAAGTACTACTCCGGGGACCTTAGTGTCTTCACCTCCTACTGGAGAAACTTCCCTTCTTCAAAACTTAGGCAAGGTTGAAAGAGTTTCTTCAACAGCAGGTGTTCTCTTTGTTGCTGGTGCTGGTCGTATTAATGCTACTCCCAACCTAGATGAAGGTTATATTTTCCAAGGTGATGTTAATAACCAAGCTAAAACTACTAACAGCCCTACTTTTGCTTCTGTTACAGCCACAGGTACGGTATTCGCTTCAGCTATTGATATAGAGAACGCTGCTATTTCAGTTCTAACTCTTGCTGATGCAGATGATCCTAATAACAAGAGCACAACTCTTAGTGAAGTTGATGGAACACATGTTCTTGACACTGGAAACTCTAATGGTGTTTACGGTGATTACAGAATTCAAGCATGGAACGGAACTACTTCCCTAGACAGATTAACTATGGACGTTAACGGTCATTTCCGAATATTCAATGATTTGAATGTTGATGGAGAGATTGAGTTTGATGGTCTTAAAGGAACAGGCGCAGTTGCAGTTACTAATATACTAGATGAAGATAATATGGCTTCTGATAGTCCTACTGCTTTAGCTACTCAACAATCTATTAAAGCTTATGTTGATGCTAACATCCCAGCTCCCGCACAGCCCGCACAGCCCGGAGCCACAGGCGCACAGGGTAGTATTGGTCTTCAAGGTCTTCAAGGCGATAACGGTACTTTTGGTGGTATAACGTTTGATTACACTTTCAAAACAGACACCACTGCAACTGATCCCGGTACAGGTGGACTGAAACTAAATAACGGAACTCAGACATCAGCCACAGTTTTATACATTGATGACAGTGATGACAACTCTGTTGATCTTCAACCGTTCTTAAGAACTATTGATGATTCAACAAGTCCAATCAAAGGTCACTTTAAAATAACTAAAAAAGATACACCTTCTAACTTTATCATGTTTACAATCGCAAGCTTTACTGAATCTTCAGGATTCTTCGAAGTCACTGCTGCTCATGTTAGTAACAGTGGATATACGTTTGCTGATGGAGATGATGTAACAATTACCTTCGCAAGGACTGGTGATGCTGGTGCGACAGGCGCTCAAGGCGCTCAAGGTGAGCAAGGTACTGTCGGTCTTCAGGGTTCTCAAGGACTCCAAGGTACTATAGGTCTTCAAGGTTCTCAAGGACTCCAAGGTACTATAGGTCTTCAAGGCGCTCAAGGTGAGCAAGGTACTGTCGGTCTTCAGGGTTCTCAAGGACTCCAAGGTACTATAGGTCTCCAAGGC